CATCCTTCGCAGAAAGAAACTCCGCCGCGAGCTTGCCCCAAGATGCATTCGGCATCGGTGAGACCAGGGCATTGACCTTGAATCCGGCGTGTCCGCGCACGTTCGGTGCTGTTGCACGCCAGCGGCCGGCCGCCACCATTCTGTACTTCCACCGCTCCTCGATGATCGAGCCGCAGGATGGGCAGCACCAGCACGCTTTCTCAGGCTCACCTTCCGGCCACTGAATATCCTTCCATGCGATTTCGTGGAAGCTGCCGCACTCCCGGCAGGGCACCTCGAATATGCGCTTGTCGCTGCGCTCGTAGGAGGCCAGCACCAGAGATGTTTCCGAGAAGATGGGCGTGGAACCCATGATGATCTTACGATCCGGAAACGACATGGTGCGGCGCTCGGCTATGTCGGTCGGCGGGCCTTCCCGCGTCATCTCCATGCCGTCCACCTCATCCATGATGAGGATGCGCGTGTTATGGCCGCGCAGGTTGCGCGGGGCCTTGGCGGCAACGACATTGAGCGAGCCGCCCGGGAAATGCCGTGAGAGCATCCTGTTGCGGCTTTCGCGCCCTTCACGGACGAGGGCGGCGGCGAGAGCAGGCGTGTCGCTGAAAGTCGGCTCCACGTTGCCGACAACGAACTTGTGCGCGTCATCCTCGGTCGGAAGCACAAACAAGATGGGCGCCGGCTCGTTGACCACGTAATTGCCGAGGACACCGACCAGCAGCGTGGTGTAGCCGATACGGGCGGATTTGACGACCGTAACGCGCTCGACCTTCGGATCGCTCATCGCGTCTGCCATGCCGCGCTGAAACGGATACAGACGGATCGGTCCCGGCAGCGAGGACACCGCCGACGGCAACTTGATTTCCTGCTCGATCCAGTCCGACAACGCCAGACGGGCCGGCGGGATGAGCGCGAGGCGTGCTCGCAGGCGAATTTCCTCGATCGCCTCAACGCCCATTGCCCAGCTCCTTCAGCGTATTGCGCAGCTCGGTATCGATTGCCTCTATGTCGTCGATGGTGAGATGAGGGATGATCTGGCGCAGGCGTGATGGAACCGCGAGGATGGCGGATCGAACAATGCGCCACTCGCCGGCCCAAGCGCGTTCAACTTCTGTCGCGGGAACCAGCTCGCGCCGGGTTTGGGCGTTCTTCAAGGCGACAGCATCGGCGCGCTCCTTCGCCAGCCGAACATGCTCCGCCGCCGCATCCGGTTGCGCTGCGAATGGCAGCTCCGGCAACTGGCGGGCCTGCGCCACCGAGCGCGTCGAGCTGACATTATCTCTGATCCAGAGCTTGGCACGGGCAACGTCGATCCTGCCGTCCGGCTCGACCGGCATGCCGTCCTTGACCATGTGCGAGACCCGCCCCGCAGAAACACCTACGAGCCTCGCGAAATCAGTTTTTCGGAGTATCCTCGGGTCACCGTTCTGCATCGAACCCCGCCCTTCTTACCCGATCAGCTTTTTGATCGCGGCATCGACACGAACCTGAAGTAGCGGCCCGGCCGTTTTCAAGAAGGCACCTCGCGTCACGCCAACCGTCATTTCAGTGGGGATGGCCATGCCAGACCGCACCTGCGTCAGCTTCTCGCCAACCGAACCATCGGTGCGAGTACCGGAACCAATCCTCCGATAGACATGCCCGTCGAATTTCGCGATCACCTTGCGGTTCGGGAAGCCTCCACCCTTGAAAAACGTGCCGGCAAAAAGGGCCCGCTTGCCCCAAGGTGACGCCGTGACGCCGGCACGGGTTTCTTTCGGATCGAGGTATTTCAAGCGGATCTGACCGCCGCGCGTCACCATGGTATAGCTGAGCCTACCGTTGGCGCGCGCCTTGGAGGGATCGCCTACAGCCTCGATGATGGTCGCCCGGGGCAAGCCGGTTTGTTTGGTGAGGTTCCGGATGACCTGCGTCTTTGCTCGAGCGCCGACTTGGTTGACGATGCGCGGCAGCACCTGCGGAAACTCCCGCTGAAGCACCAGAAGTTTCTTGCCGTGCTTCCGTAGATTATCGTCGGCCCATTTTGCGATGATGATCGACATGAACGTCCCTCTTTTTAGTCAGTGTCAGCAGCTTCGACGGCGTCCTTGACCGCAGCACCCAACATGGCGGCCGCCTGTCGAGCAGCCGAGCCGGGATCGCCTGATCCGGACACATGAAACACAGGGTTGACAGACAGGTAGATATCGCCGCGCGCACCTCTGCTCGCGCCGCCCGCCGGCGCTGATCCGGCCGCTGCCGCGCGATAGGCGTCATGTGGGCTAACGACGCCGGAGCGGCCAGGGCTGAACAATTCCGGCCCCTTCTCGCCGACAAGGTATGTTCCACCCGCGCGCACCGGCCCGCCTCTTGCTCGCGCGCCGTCAACCTCGCCGCCTCCACCCAGGCCGATCATAGACCGGATGCTTCCGCCGAGATCGATATTGCCGATCGACGCCTTGATTCGCTGCGGGATGGTCTTCACCCACTCCATGAGGGCTTCGACCTTGGAGACCATGCCGTCCCAAAGGCTCTGGATCATGTCCGCACCGGCCTGCATCAGCGCCGCATTGGCCGTCTTGAACGCGGCGATGATGCGTTTCGTCACGGCATAAGCGTTGTCCTCGATGACCATCTGGTGCTGAGGGGTGAGGATGTTTTGCCCGAATAGGCTGGAGAACCATGACCCGAGATCACTGAGCTTGCCGCCCGCCCAACTTGCCGCGTCTCCGATAGCGCGGAATGAATCCGCAAACGGCTGGAGGATGGGCTGAATTGCATCCATGACGGGCCGCAACTCCTCACCGATAGCGCGCGCCACCCCGGCAACAACGCTGCTGATTCTATCCCAGTTCTGCCAGAGTAGCAGACCCGCTCCGGCAACCAGTGCAACGCCAGCCCCAATGGCGATCCAGGCGGGTGCGGAGATCACCGCAAGGGCGCTACCGATAGCGCTGAGAGCGCCCGCTATCGCTGACACGCCAGGCACGGACCACAGCATTCCCCGGAGAGCTGTGGTGAAGGTCTGAAACCCGGTGAGCTTCTGTCCCGACATAGCGCCGAGGGCACGCTGAAGCGCCACGGCCTCTTTCGCAGCCACCCCGAAATGCGCCGCGAGGCGGGCAAACGGCAAGGCCATCGAGATCAAGCCCCCCTTCAACCAAAGGAAGGAAAAGCGTGTCGCGGTGAGTGCAATGTTGAAACCTATGACCGCCGCCGTCGCGCCGATAATCGCCCGCGTAAGGTTCGGGTATCGCTGAGCGAGTTCGCTCAGATCCGTAACGATAGGGCCGACCTTCTCCAGCAACGAATTGAGCGGCGGCAGGAGTGCGTCACCGATCGAAATGCCGAGATCGTTGACGCGGTTCTTGAAGAGCTGCAGCGCGTTGGCGGTTCGCTTTGACGCCGTGGCATATTCGTTCGCGGCGCTACCGGCATATTTGCTTTCATCAGAAATCAGGGCCAGCGTGTCGGCGAGCAGCGTGCCGTTCGAGATCAGCGGGCCGAGGGCGCGTGCCTCGTCGCCGAAGAGATCGGAAACAGCCGCGGCGCGGGTAGCGGCCGGCAGCTTGTTTATGCGGGCCAGCACATCCTGAAGCGTGCCAACGGCATCTTTCTGCATGGCCTTCGCGACGCCTTTTGCCGAGAGGCCGAGCGTCTTGAATACGGCGCTCTGTCGCTTCGTGGCGGATGCGCCCTTGGTCAGTGCGCGGCCGATATTAAGGAGCGAGGTTGCGGCGACTTCGGATTCGAAACCCGCGCCGGTCATGGCAGCGCCGATGGCCGCGACCTGCTCGGCCGTCATGCCGAACTGGCTCGCCATGGGAGCGACGCGCCGCACTACGGCGAGGATCTGCGGTGCGCTCGCCGCCGAATTGTTGCCGAGATGGTTGATGGCATCTGCGAGCTTGCCCGTGTCGGCGACGGATCGGCCGAGCGCCGTTTTCAGCTTCGCCATCGCCTCGCCGGCCTCGCTGGCCGAGATATCCCAGGCGACGCCGACCTTTGCCGCCATCTCGGCAAATTCCGTCAGCTCGCTATTGGCAATGCCTGACTGCCCGGCCGCCGCAACGATTTGCGCAATGCCATCCGCAGCGATCGGAATGCGCATGGACATGTCCCGAATGTCCTTCCCCATTCGGGTGAAGGCCTCGGGTGTCGCGAAATCGACCACCTTGCGTATATCCGCCATAGCGGATTCGAATTCGATCGCGGCGTTGACCGGGGCGGACAAGCCCCGAGCCAGCAGATATCCGGCGCCGACCGCCTCCACCATGCGCGCGCCCATCCTGTTGAGCGCAGCGGTGTTTCTGGCGGCAGCGCCATTCAGGCGGTTCAGGGCGTCCACCGGACCACGGATCGGCCCGGTGAGCTTATCGATAAGGCTGACGATCAGCTTTGATTCAAGAACGGCCATCGGTTTACCCGGCTTTCGCCTTTATGATCTTTTCCGCCGCCTTGAAGTACCGAAGCACCTTTTCCGGCGGCATTTCCTCGACGACAGGAACGGGCGTCGAAAGCTCCGACGCCACAACGGCTATGACGTCTGTCCAGCCCTCGCCTCCTGCTCCCCCATGAGCGGGGCAACCTTCTCGATCATCGGCGCGAGGTCGCACGCGCGGACGTTCTTGATGACGGCAAGTTCGACAGTCGCCATGCAAGCGAGGATGGTCAGCGTCTTGGTCATATCGCCGGTAACGGCATCTGCGGTGGCGAGATCTCCGGCCGTCGCTTCGCGAAACGTCAGCTCGGAATAGATATGACCCTTGTGCTCGATCGGCTTCGACAAGGTGACGGTTACGGTATCAGTCATGGAACTATCCTTTGAGGAGTTCGGCGATGCGCGCGGCATCGAGCGGGGGCTGGTCGGAGGGCGGCGGAAGCGAACGCTCCCAACCGAAAAGACGCTCGTGAGACAGGGCAATCTCGCCTTTGAGGTCTCCGAATTCGTCAGGGAGGCCATCGGCCTCTTGTAGGTCGGCTAATTCGCCGAGGGTGATATCGGGCGTTTTCATGGTCAGCCTGCCAAATGCGCAACGAGGATGGATGCATAGCGGTCGCTCACGCGCGAGACCTGCTTCCATGGAGTGCCTGGTCGATCCAGGAGGCGGATATTGTCGCGTGCGCGAATGACGAGATCGGGATACTGCTCCCGCAGGAAGACGACGGCAGTTTCCTGACTGGCAAACGAAGTCGCCATGCCCTTGCCGAAAGACACCGTGCCCGCCGCATTCGGCGAATGCACCACGCCCTTGATCTCACGAGCGGGACGCGTGGTATCGGCCTGGGCGGTCGATGCATCGATCGGGACATGCCGTATCGTCTCGGAATACGATCCGATGACGATACGGTCGGTCATGGCCTCAAGTTCGCGCCAGTTGGTCACGGCAGGTGTCCGATCAGATCGAGAGACGGACGTTGCCGCTCGCGCTCGGATTGGCGGCAACCTCGGCGGCGTGGCCGATCTGGGTATTGCCGCTGGCCGTCGTGGTGGCCTTGGCCTCGGCACTGTCCCAGTAGATC